CTATTTGTATTGGTAATACCCAAACTCTTTATAGAAATATTGAAAAAATTCGTAAAGAGTTTGGCACGATTATTTTAGATGAGATGCACCATGTCTCGTCTCCCACTTTCGCTAAAATTATTGATACTAGCCACGCTCGCTATAAAATCGGGCTTTCTGGTACTATTGAGCGCAAAGATGGAAAACACGTCGTCTTCCGTGACTACTTCAGCCCGAATATTTTCAAACCACCGAAGGAAAACTTCCTCACCCCTAAAATCCATATCTACAGGTCAGAGGTACGATTTCCCGACGGAGCCAATATTCCTTGGGCAAAGAGAGTCAACACAATCGCAAATAATGACGAATATCGCCACTCCGTAGCAATGTTGGCGTCTGCGTATGCAGCAAAAGGTCATAAAGTGCTCGTTGTGTCCGATCGAGTTCATTTTTTAAAGAGCTGCGCCGAACTGACCGGAGAAAATTCTATATGTGTTACGGGCGAGGTCGCGCATGAAAAAAGAGAGGTACTTATAAATGAAATACTACACGGCGATAAAAATATACTTTACGGAACTCAAGCAATCTTTAGTGAGGGCATATCGGTTAACACGCTTAGTTGTTTGGTTCTTGCTACCCCTATCAATAATGAACCGTTGCTTACGCAGCTCATCGGCAGGGTTGTTCGTAAACACGACAATAAAAGAGATCCGGTAATTATTGATATTCATCTCAAGGGCAAAACAGCCCAACGACAGGCTTCAAACCGTATGGGCTACTATATGAAGCAAGGTTATCAGATAAAACAGCTTTAAGCATAGAAATTTAGTTCTTGACAAATGCTTCAAAATAGAGTATAATATGTTCTTATATGACTGGAATAAAATCTTCGAGGCTTCCGAAGGAAACCCTACTGCTGTGTACTTAATTTTTAAGATGATGCATACAGCACAAATTCCAAGAAACAAATACGATAAAATATTTAAGTATAGTGTAAAAAACTTTAGCGGAGAGAGTTTCTTAGCTCATCCAGATGTTCTTTTATACAATGCTTATAAGCACAGCTACCGTGAGATAGCCCAGTATCTTGCTTTAGCTTCTATGCGTTCATGCGCAGAATATTTAGCAACTGGGAAAACCAAGCTAAGTCTACAAGAATGTACTGTAGATTTAGAATTATTTGAAAACAACAGTCTACTTCATATAGAAGATGAAATTATAACTTTTATATATGAAGAAGTCCCAAAGGAGAAACATTAATGGCAATTTCATTCAACAAATCAGCTGGTGGTGCTAAAAAATCATCAATTACTTCTTATCAGTATCGTGACGGAGACAATGAAGTTCGTCTCGTAGGTGATGTACTTGCACGATACGTATACTGGCTAGAAGGTAAAAACGGTAAAAACATTCCTTTTGAGTGTCTTTCTTTTGATCGCAACGAAGAGCGTTTTAATAATCTCGAAAAAGATTGGGTTCGTGAATACTATCCTGATCTCAAGTGTGGTTGGAGCTATGCGATGCAGTGTCTTGACAATGGTGAAGTCAAAATCATCAATCTCAAGAAGAAGCTATTTGAAGCTATTTTGACTGCAGCAGAAGACCTTGGCGATCCTACAGATCCTGAGAATGGTTGGGATGTTAAGTTTAAGCGAGTCAAAACTGGCCCTCTTCCTTACAATGTAGAGTATCAGTTACAAGTACTCAAGTGCAAGCAGCGTGCTCTTGGTGAGTCAGAGATGGCTGCTATCGCTGATCTGAAGTCTATGGACGATGTAATGCCTCGCCCTACTCCAGACGCACAAAAAGCTCTTCTCGATGAAATTCGTGAAGATGCAGCAGGTGATATCGACGAATCTTTAGAAGACGAGTTTAACATCGGATGATTTTATTTACGGCAGACTGGCATATTAAGCTAGGTCAAAAGAATGTTCCACGTGAGTGGGCAAAAAATCGTTACCATATGTTTTTCGGGCAAATAGAAATGCTTGAGATGCAATGTAATATGCATATTATTGGAGGTGATTTATTTGACCGTCTGCCGAACATGGAAGAGTTGGAACTTTACTTTCACTTTATACGTGGAGTAAAGATTCCAACGCTTATCTATGACGGTAATCACGAAGCTACAAAGAAAAACAAAACATTTTTCACACAACTCAAACAAGTAACAAGAGACATTAATCCTCTAGTAAAAATAGTTGATATGTCTTATTATGATAATGATTTTGGGTTTGGAGTACTGCCGTATGCAGATCTTCATCGTAAAAATTCTATAGAGCTGTTTGATACAAAGAAGCCTTTGTTCACTCATGTTCGTGGTGAAATACCTCCACACGTCAAGCCAGAGGTGGACTTAGACAGATTTGAGGATTTCCCCATAGTTTTTGCAGGCGATCTTCACGCGCACAGCAATACTCAACGTAATATTGTATATCCAGGCAGCCCTATGACAACTTCGTTTCATAGAAATGAAGTCAGCACCGGCTACCTATTAATAAATCCTCAGAACTGGTCGTGGATGTGGGATGAGTTTCATTTACCACAGCTTATTCGTAAGACAGTAAAAACTCCAGAAGAAATGATACCTACAGACTATCATCACACTATATATGAGATTGAAGGGGATATACAAGAACTAGCAAATGTCAAGAATACCGAACTTCTTGATAAAAAAGTGGTCAAACGCAGTAGTGAAGCTACACTTGTAATAGACAAGGAGATGACCATACAAGATGAATTAGTTGAGTATCTAACATACATTCTGGAAATACCAGAACCAAGGATACCGGAGATAATAGGTATATTTAATGATTACGCTTCAAAAGTTGAAATGGAGTAATTGTTTTAGTTACGGAGCCGACAATGAGCTTGATTTAAGTAACAATATTGTAACTCAATTAGTTGGTACAAATGGTATGGGCAAATCGTCGATACCATTAATTATTGAAGAAGCACTGTATAACAAAAACTCTAAGGGTATTAAAAAAGCAGATATACCCAACAGATATGTAAATCAAGGGTATCATATACACCTTGAATTTACAAAGGATACAAATCGTTATGATGTCATTATTGATCGTAAGTCTAGTATTAAGCTTCGTTTGCTTGAAAATGGAGAAGATATTAGTTCTCATACAGCGACCAATACATATAAGACACTCCAGGATATTATTGGAATCGATTTCAAAACCTTCTCCCAGTTGGTATATCAGAACACAAATAGTAGTTTGCAGTTTCTTACTGCAACGGATACGAACCGCAAAAAGTTTCTTATTGATCTTCTCCACTTAGAAAATTATGTAAAACTTTTTGACTTATTTAAAGAAGAGTCAAGAAAGTCTTCTTTAAATTTAAACTCAATCGAATCAAAGATCGCAACGATAGAAAAATGGTTACATGATAACAAATTGAGTGATACATCCATACTGCCAACGTCTGAAATTTCAATTGAGACGATAGAAGATGAGCAAGAGCTCGCTGCTCTTACGATTGAAATTAAAAATATCTCTGAGAAAAATAAAAAAATCTCACAAAATAATAGTTATAAAAAGATGCTGGCTGAGATTAATATAGAAGATGCAAAAAATTGCAAAATTACTGCAAAAGAATCTTATGATGATTTTCAGAGCGAGTTAGGAACCTTAGCCGGGGTCGTAACGGGGTCAACACATATTTTAAATAAATTAAACAAATTAGGAGATCATTGTCCGACTTGTGAGCAATCTGTAGACAGTTCCTTTAAGCAGGGGCTAATTGATGCAGAAGCTCAGAAAGTCGCAGAAGCACAAGAGAAGCAAGATGAAATTAACCGAAGAATATCAGAAATTAAACGAAACAATGCAGAGTTCGAATCTGCACGAAAAATTCAGCGCGACTGGGAAGATTTGTTTAGAAGCATTGACAAAGATCTTCCGTCACAGCTCTTGGATCCTGCAGAGCTTAGGGCACGGGCTGACGGAATCTCGCAGAGAATATCGGATGCTAAAGAACGGATGGTTCGAATCTCACGAGAAAATGAGCGAATCGCTAAAAGAAACACAAGAATCCAAGTAATTCTTGAGCAAACTGAAGAGTTTGAACAGGAGTTATTTGAGCTGCAAGAACTATTAGACCTTGAAGGAGCAACAGCGAGCCATCTTGAAGTGTTAAAGAAAGCGTTTAGTACAAACGGCTTACTTGCATATAAGATAGAAAACCTTGTAAAGGAGTTAGAAGAAATTGTTAATTATTTTCTTGGCGAGCTTTCTGATGGTCGTTTTACTCTTGAGTTTGTGGCTACGAATGATAAACTTAACGTACAGGTTACAGATAGTGGAAACATTGTTGACATTCTTGCCTTATCTTCAGGCGAGCTTGCTCGTGTTAATACTGCTACTCTTCTTGCAATACGTAGATTGATGAGTAGTATATCAAAATCAAGAATTAACGTATTGTTTTTAGATGAAGTAATTAATGTTCTTGATGAAAGTGGAAGAGAAAAGTTAGTAGAAGTATTATTAGGGGAAGATTTAAATACTTATGTAGTTAGTCACGGTTGGACTCATCCCCTACTCGACAAAATAGAAGTAGTTAAATCTGAAAATACAAGCAGGCTGGAGTATTAATGGGGCACGTAAGACGTATGCAACATAGTCGTCGAAGACTAATTTGGGAAATGACTAAGGAGAAATGGAATGAAGAAGGTAATAGCAGACAGCATGATGAGCTATCTGACAGGGAAAGTGAAGTATCACAAAGCGAATGTGATGGTTTATCTGCAGAATCCTGTGGGTATCGGAGAGCATCCGGACATCATGGCAGCGATTGAAGAAGAACTCGCAAAGTGTGCAGAGTATAACGAGAAGCGTGAAATGCTAGGCGAAATATTAATGGGTAGTGAGTTGGATGGTTGATAGTAGGGCAAAAGGCGCTAGGGGTGAGTATCTTGTAAGAGATCTATTGCGCGAAGCTACCGGATATCAATTTGAAAGAGTGCCTGCTTCAGGCGCTCTTGAATATCTTAAAGGAGACTTGTATGTTCCGCACGCTAAAAATCGTTTTTGCATAGAAGTAAAAAATTATGAAAGCTCTCCGCTTTCAGACAAAATATTCACAGCACCTAGAACAAATAATTTAATTAAATGGTGGAAGAAAGTAGTACAACAAGCAGAAGGCGGAAACCAGGAGCCTTTGTTGTTCTTTAAATATAATCGGTCAGCGGTATTTGTTGTAACGAATATTCTTCCAAAAGTCACAGACCACTTTATAAAAATAGAGTGGCTTAATTGTTACGTTTTAGTCGCTTCCGAGTGGCTAGAATCAGAAACAGTGGAGTTTTTAGATGGCATTTAATCTTACAGATAAGATTGTAAATGATACCAACTCTACTCTAGTTGTCGATGCATTAAATCTTGCATTTCGATGGAAACACCAAGGGCGCACTGATTTTCGATACGAATATCAAAGCACAGTAAAAAGTTTAGCGAAGTCATATGATTGTAGAAATATTATTATTACTGCTGATTGGGGGTCTTCTACTTACCGTAAGGAGATCTCGCCAGACTATAAGCAGAATCGAAAAGACAAATTTGCCGAACAAAGCGAAGCAGAGAGAATTGCATTCGAAGAGTTCTTCGAAGAGTTTGAAGCAGCGCTCAACGTACTCGAGGAAGACTACCCAGTCCTCCGATATCGAGGAGTTGAAGCGGATGATGTCGCGGCGCACTTGGTAAAACACAAAGATAAGTATAACTTAGAGTACATTTGGCTCATTTCAAGTGATCGTGACTGGGATCTATTGATTCAAGAAAAAGTAGGACGCTTCTCCTACGTCACAAGAAAAGAAGTACGTTTGGATAATTGGAACGAACATTACGAAATCTCACCAGAAGAATATATCTCAATGAAGTGTCTTACTGGGGATAAAGGTGATAATGTTCCAGGCATTCCTGGTATCGGCCCAAAACGAGCAGTACAGCTTATAAGGGACTATGGAGATGCGATGGATATATACAATGCTACGCCGATTGAGAGTAGATATAAATATATTCAGGCACTCAATGAAAATGCGGAGCAACTGCTCGTCAACTACGAGCTAATGGATTTGATGACATATTGTGATGATGCAATTGGTCAAGACAATATTGAAGATATTGGGCGGAAATTAAATGGATATAAAAATTGATATAAAAAGAGATCGCTATTTATCAGAGTTTAGTATAAAAACTCTTCAAGATAGATACTTAGTAGAAGGAGAAACTTCTCCTCAACATGCATTTGCAAGAGCCGCAAAAGCCTTTGCGGATAATGAAGCACATGCACAGCGATTGTATGATTATGCGAGTAAACTGTGGTTTATGTTTTCTACGCCCATACTCTCGAATGGAGGCACAAAGCGTGGTTTACCTATTAGTTGCTTTCTTAACTATGTTGACGATTCTCGACATGGGATTACATCACATTACACGGAAAATGCGTTTCTTTCTTCCGTTGGTGGTGGTGTTGGTGGCTACTGGGGAGATGTACGTTCAGTCGGTTCAAAAACTTCTAACGGTTCAGAATCGACTGGAGTAATTCCTTTCGTCAAAGTAGTAGACGCAGAAATGCTTGCATTTTCCCAAGGAGTCACACGTAGGGGAAGTTATGCAGCTTACTTACCAATGAACCACCCAGAGATTGAGGAATTTTTAGATGTTAGAAAGCCTACTGGTGGAGATATTAATCGTAAGTCTACTAATTTGCATCATGGTGTGGTTGTCCCTGATGCTTTTATGGAGCTTATCGAAGGAGCCACTTTACGTGAAGGGTTCGATGATAGTTGGGATCTTATTGACCCTCATTCTGGTAGAGTAACAAAGACTGTATCTGCAAAAACATTATGGGTAAAACTTATTCAGAACCGTGTAGAGACTGGAGAGCCCTATATTATGTTTGGGGATACAGTGCAGGAAGGTCTGCCAGAGTGTCAAAAACAGTTAGGACTGTCGGTATATCAATCAAACTTGTGTAGTGAAATTACACTACCAACAAATGACGAGCGTACTGCAGTATGTTGTCTGTCGAGTGTAAACTTAGAAGAATATGATTCTTGGAGTAGTGATCCTGATTTTATTCCAGATCTAGTACGTATGCTCGACAATGTAATTACTTATTTTATTGCTCACGCTCCGAACGAGCTTGAGAAGGCACGTTATAGTGCAGAAAGGGAGAGATCAATTGGGTTGGGTGCAATGGGGTTTCATGCCTACTTACAACGGCACAACATTCCGTTTGAATCGGCCATGGCGAAAGGACGTAATATGGCTATGTTCTGGCATATTAAATCAGCTGCAGAAACTGCTTCGAGAAATCTTGCATTGGAGCTCGGAGAAGCGCCTGATGCACAAGGCACGGGTATGCGTAACTGTCATTTGTTGGCTGTTGCTCCAAACGCTTCATCTAGTATTATCTGTGGCAACACTTCTCCTAGTATCGAGCCTTACCGTGCTAACGCATATACACAGAAAACTAAAAGTGGTACCTCTCTACAAAAGAACGAATATTTGGAAGATCTGCTCCGAGATTTAGGAATGGACACGGATGAAGTTTGGAAGAGTATTGTTACAAATGGAGGTTCCGTACAGCATCTTGACTTTTTGGACGATTGGACTAAAGACGTATTCAAGACGGCTGTAGAAATTGACCAACGATGGGTAATTGATATGGCAGCAGATCGACAAAAGCATATTTGTCAGAGTCAGTCTCTCAATGTATTTTTTCCTTCTGATGTATCAAAACAAGAACTTCATGCTATACATATGCAGGCATGGAAGCAGAAAGTTAAAACATTGTATTACTTACGAAGCGAAGCTTACAAGCGAGCAGAAAAAGTATCCGATGAAGCGCTACGTCAACGTATCTTTGAGTCTCTTGATGAAGGTGCTTGTCTAGCTTGTGAGGGTTAACATGAACGTAACAATTTATGGATCAGAAGGATGCGGCTTTTGTGAAAAAGCCGTTGACCTTGCAGAAGAATTGTGCTTAGACTATACTTATGTTGATGCTAATCACGCAATGATTGAATTTAGTAGATTATTCCCCGGAGCTAAAACTGTTCCTCAAATATTAGTAAATGAGGAGTGGGTCGGAGGATACAGCGACTTCGAAGAAGTCATGGAGTTTTATGAATGAATCTTCTCACAGAAAGAGAATATTACAAGCCCTTTAACTACCCGTGGGCATTTGAACACTACAAGACACAACAGCATATGCACTGGTTGCCTGACGAAGTTAACCTTGCAGATGACTTGCGTGACTATCGGGAGAAACTTACGCCTGGAAATCGTCAGCTGATTAATCAGATTTTTCGATTCTTTACTCAGGCAGACGTAGACGTATGTTGCGGCTACGCGAAGCACTACTTGCCAACATTTAAGCAACCAGAAGTACGAATGATGCTTTCTGCGTTTGCTGCGATGGAAGCAGTGCACCAAGAAGCATACTCATTACTACTCGAGACACTTGGCTTTGGTGATGATGAGTATCAAAAGTTCATGGAGCATAAAGCAATGATGGACAAGCATGAGCACTTGTCTAACTTTGGTATGGATACCAACATGAACATCGCAAAGACTATGGCAATTTATAGCGGCTTCACAGAAGGCGTACAGTTGTTTAGTAGTTTTGCGATACTGCTCAACTTCCCTCGTCACAACTTAATGAAAGGCATGGGGCAGATCGTT